CCGGACCGGAAAAAGTAGTGCGAGCCATTTCAATTCCTTTCGTGTTGTAGCACTAGCCTTATTATCTCTACAAAGTCTGCTAGGTCAGTTAATAAGGCTGAAAATCCTAGTAAGCATAAATTACAGTATATTCAATAAATAATAAAGGGGGCCGAAGCCCCCTTTATTACTACATCAAATTACGACGCACCCGGCGAACCAAACATGCCGAGCGGGTCCGACCAGCCGAACGAATAACGTTCACGGGCCTTGTAACGCACGTTGCCGGTATCAAAGTCACCGTCCATCGAGGTAGCCAGCGGCATACGCTCAAAGTGCTTCATGCCGTTCGGAACGTCGGTGGTCAGGAACCATGCGTTCGTATCGGTCAAGAAGTGGTTGACGGCATAACCTTCCGGAATCGAACCGTTGCTCTTGATAGCGTTGATATCGTTATCAGCGGTAGCGACACGGAGTTCGGTTTCCAGCAGACGAGTAGCAACGAACATCAGGGCAGGCGGAACAATCAACTTGCGCGGTTGTGCTGCAATCAGCAGACCACGTTCATCAGTCCAGCCAGCAATTTGAATGACTGCGCTTTCCAGCGAAGTTTCATTCAGGTCAGCGGCAACAGCCGGGGTATTGCTATTGGTACCACCCGAAATCAGCGGGTGCGAAGTGCTGAACAGCGAAACGCCATCACCGCCCGGATAGGACGACGAGAAGCCGTTGTTCAGAACATTGGCAGCCTTGACTTGCTTGGTGTAAGCCATAGCGCGGGCCAGAGCCTTGGTATAACGAGCCGAAAGGCTGTCATACAGGTTGTCTTCGATTGCTTCTTCAGTAATCGAGAAACCAAGTGCAATGGTTTGGTGGTTATAACGAGTGGTCCATGCTTCTTGACCGTTGTCATAAGAAATTGCTTGACCTTCGTTCTTAACCGGAGCAGCCGAGAAACCCGACAACTTCACTTCTTCTTCGAACGAACGTTCCGAAGTTTCAGTTTCGTAGATTTCCTTATGCTCTTCACCATAACGCTTGTACTCAAGACCGAACAGGGCGTTCAGACCCGGCAGGAGTTCCTTAAGTAGTTGTGCGCGAGAAATAGCCATGATTCGCTCCTATTAGGTCGCAACAGCAGCGCCCGTACCGTTGTAGTACGAATGCCAACCGAAGTTAAACTTAACCAGCACTTCCGGCGAACCAGTGAACGTCAGAGTAGTAGCCGACGCAAGGTTGGCCGCAACAGACAGAGTCAGGGTAGTGCCAGAGATAGCCGAAACGTAAGTGCCAGCAGCAATGCCAGTACCAGTTACGTTCATGTACGGCGTGATTGCCGAATTTGCAGCAGCCAGAGTTACGGTAGTGCTGGAACCGCTAGTGGTGCCAGAGGCAGTAGTGGTAACAGCCGATTCCGGAACAACGCCAACAATACGCATAATCTTGGCAGTAGCAGCCGGAGCAGCGCCGCCAACAGCAACAGCCGAGTCGCCCGTAGAGGTCGAGCCAGCGTTTTGCAGAAGACCAGCATTCTTGCCAACAGCCCACTGACCAACGTTAACAACCGTGGTGCCGGAACTACAGGCAACTGCTTGGAAAATTGCATCCGGGTCATCGCAAACATAAGCGATGGCATCCGAAGCAACCGTGCCAGTCGGCCAGTATTGGGCGTTAATGGTTTGCTTGGTCGAGGGATTGGTGTATTGGCAGCCGAGGAACACGCCAACAATACCGGCGGTTGCGGAGGTGCCGCTGGTGGTTCCGTTAACGACAAGAGTGCCGTCCGTCGTCAGTTGCACAACATCGCCATAGAACAAATTGGCGGCGTAGCCACTGGCAATCGGGAACATACGGGTCGAACCCGCAAACACTTGTCCGCCAATCAGATTCACCGGCTTTAGCCCATAAGGGGCAGAAACAGTCGGGTAAGCCATTTTTGACTCCTTGTTAATTAAATGCCGTTAACTACGTTCAGAGAACTTAGCCATACGGCGGTCATTTTCACGCATATAACTTTGTTCAACAGATTCCATTTGGTCCCTGTTGCGCTGGAGGTAATACTCATTGCGTTCTTCAACCATTGCGGTCGGCATTTTGCAAAGCGTAAGACCGCCAATTTCAACATTGCTACCTTCGGAAACATTGCCAAAGGCATACAACTTGAGTTCGGGGTGGTCGCTTAACTTGACCGGTTCCCAGCCCTCACGGAAACGTGCACTCACATTGGTGGGGTCGGCAGCGCCCATAAGGCTAGTGCGGACCCAGCGAAACTTATAACCCTCAATCGGCTCGGGAGTCGGAAGAACTGACGGCGGCTTCCAACTACGATTGCGTTCCGTGTTTTCACGGGCTTCAAAATTACGAGGACGACGGTTATCCATTGCGCTTCTCCAGTTCAAGTTTCTGTTTCGCGTAGACTTCAATAGGTAAGTTAAGGCGACGAGCCAGTGCAACTTCGCTCGATGAAAGCGTTACCTTTTTAGAGGGATTGCTTCGTGCGGCTGAAGCCACAACTGTCGCGGGGCGTTTATTCTGCTGACGCGCAGGTTCTTGCTGGAACTTGTGCGGAAACATTTGACGCATACGGGAATCTAGTTCCCGATAATATTCATCAGATTGCGGGTCGTAACCCGATTCGACCAGTTCTTCGTGCGTCCCCAAAGCAGCCCCGGTCATTGCCCTGTCAACCCAGAACCAAGGATTACGCTCCTTCCACGCTACTGCTTTCTGGTCAACCTTTGGCGGACGATTAGTTACTTCATCAGCAACTTGTTCAATGTTTACATCATTAAAATCATTTTGTAAAGCACGAGGTTGATAAGATTCAATTTGAGCCTTAGTTAACTGTGCTTTATTAAATTCTTCTTGAGCAGCAATTTCGGCTTCAATATCGCCAACCGATTTTGCTTCCAACAATTTGCGCTTGGCAATTTCATATTCATATTGAATACGCTGTTTGGCATTTTCCATAAATGCCTGTTCGCCATTTTGCAAACGTTGTTTAAGCGCTTTGTTTTGCTCAAGTGCTTGTTTTGCAAGATTAATTGCTTCTTCACGCTCGCGCAGCGCGGCTTCTTTAGCGCGGCGTTCATCGTGTCGAGCGTGAGTTAACTCTTTGATTCTATTCTGAACATTGGTGCTGTAATTACGCACCTCATCTTCATCCGGGTCTGCAACATCTTCAACTGGCTCCCGGTCTCGGTCTTCTTCTGGAGTATCGTCTACAACCTCAACTTCTAGGTTTTCATCCGATTCAATCTCAAAAGACGTTTCTTCGTTTTCATAAACGTTATCTTGGTCTTCCATTTTATTTCCTTTGCGTGCTATGCACGGGTGTAGCCGCGCGGGTCAGCAACAACGGCCTCAACGCAATCGTCATTAATAAGACGAAATTCTCGACCGTGAATCTTGAACCGCGTACCTGTATATGCCCGAGTAAGAATGAAGTCGCCTTCCTTGCACCACGGACCATTTGGAAAACGTTGCTTGTCGTTATAACAATCAGCGCCCATTTTGATGACAAACAAAATAACCGACGAATGCTCTTCAGTTTTTAACGTAGTGTCTGCCTTCAAAATACCGTTGGAAAACTTATCTTCTACTTCGGGTAATGCGCACAACATTTTGTAGCCGCGAGGCTCTGGCAGTTGAGTGGCCTTTTCTTCGACTTCATCAGTCATTCTTAATTTTCTCCGCGAGGTCTAAGATGGCTTCCTCTGCGACTTCAAGACCTCGAATAAGGCCGCAAAGGTATTTGTAATGCGTAAAGTCTTTGCAGTTGTCCCGCGCAATGTATTCGCGGTTTGATGCAAGTTCGGTACGAATTACTTTCAACAAATACTGGAGGTCATCCATTATCTAGCCCTGTTTTTAGCGGCTTCTACGCCGATTTTTGCGCCTGCAATCTGCTCCTTGCTGGCGTTATTAACAATGGTGCTTGCTGCTCGTGCACCAACATTTGCGCCCGCAATTCGTTCTTGCGAAGCGATACGTTCGCGCTCACGCTCATCACGCAAGCGAATTTCTTCTGCTTTAAGTGCAATCTCTGCTTGGTCACGCTGCATTTTGGCTTGCACTTCGGTTTCCTTGATTTGAAGTTCTTTCATAGCCTGCACAACAATCGGGTCTTGCATGGCTTGTTGGTTCTGCTGCTGTTGAACTTCCGCTTGGTCTTTTTGCAACAACTTGGAAGCGGCCTGCGCAATAACCGCAGACATTTGATATTCAACATCTTCCGGCAGCGGCTCATCCGGGTCCGGCAACGGAGCGCCAATCTGTTCTTCAATCTGACGGCGATAAACAAAACCAATATGTTCTGCAATATGTGCTTGAGCAGCAGCCATAACCTGCTGGAACATCGGCGCTTGACCGGCAATTTGTTGAAGTTTCGGGTCTTGGATAAATGCCATATGCGCTGTTAAGTGCGCCTCATGGTCTTGATAAGCAAAGGCTTTTACCGGCTTCATAACCATGATGGCCATGTTTTCGCTAACCGGGTCTTTCGGCTTCATGTCATCAGCGGTTGGCACCAGTTTGTCAACGTTCTTGATGCCTAGTGTGTTCAGCATTTGTTTGTGCAGATTAGGCAAGTCATAAATCTGCGGAGCAGTTGCTGCTAGTTGCAGTGCAGCCTGATACTGCACAATGCGCTGCGACATGGTTGCAGCGTTAGGGTCGCTAACCGGAATGATGTCCGTGTGGTCATAGTCCGATTGTTTTACATAACGCGACTCACCTTCAACGTCATACGAGTATTCATCCGAGGTGTAGTCACGAATGATTTGCGCAAGCAGCCTAAACTCTTGTTTAAGCGCGTAATGCACGCGAGCCTGAACAGCACTCATAACTTTCAGGGTGCGTTCTAAAATTGCCAAAGTGGTACCAACAGGCGCTTGCGAAGACATATCCGACACCTTCATGTCGGAGATGGATGCAAAGCGTCGGCCTTCCTCAACAATCGTGTTTAAAAGTCCTGCAAGTGTCTGGCTAGGTTCTTTGTAGGGTAACGGCAAGATGTTGTCGCGGATTGCACCGCCCGGCACATCTACATCTCGCCATTCGCCCGGAGCAATTGGCGTGTCATCGCCAATGATGCGCAGGCCACGCGCCTTTAAACCACCGGGAAGATTGGATAGGGTTCCTGCATCAACAAGTTGACGCAGCAAGCCAGTAGCACCGCGAGCATGCCCACCAATAAGGTGAAGCAAACCAAAGCCATAAAAGCCGAACCCATTGATGTACGGGTAGTGCACGAAATGCATTCTGGCTTGTTTAAGGTCATCATCTTCTTTCCAGTTACGTCGGATAGACAGAATCTCGCTGTTGCCTTCATTAATTGTGACGATATACGGCAAGGCAATACCAGTCTGCTCGCCATTTTCATCAACATCTTCATAGCCTTCAAGGTCAAGATAAGTGTGGATTTCCAGTAAGCGGTAACGGCTATCGTTTACAGCATCAATACCTTCAATCTCATTCTTTTTCTTTTGGATGTTGTGCACATCGCGCGGCGGGTCGCCAAGGTCAATGTCACGATAGAAACCGGCAACCTGCAACTTGCGGATTTCATTCTTGGTTTTGCGCATGCGGTGCGTGATGCGCTCTGATGTTTCAAGCGACGAAGCACCATAAGAAACAATGATGTCGTCCGCCGGAACAAACAGCGATACCTGACGGCCAAGGTTCGGGTCAAAATAAACCTTCTTAAATGCCGAACCCATAAGACACTGCGACCAATACAGACGTTCTTGTTCGGTGCGCCACTCAACCATTTGATTCATAAGCCGATAGTTCATGTCGTTACCGACACGTTCAGCGGCGTCTAACTTATCTTTTGTTTCTTTGCCAATGACTTGCGTTTTGACCGGACCTTGCGCAGGCACGGTCTCCATAATCATTTCGGCTTGATAGCGGACCACAGCCTCCGACAGCATCGGATGAGTGATTCCACAAGCGCCTTCCCACGGTTCCGCACGCTCTTCCAACCGTAAACCAAGGAGGTCCATACCTTCTTGAATTGTTGTTTCCCACTCTTTGCGTGAATTGAGGTCATCTCGGTATTCTCCAGTTAAATCTGAAGCCAATGACTGTAAATAACTTTCTTGCAAATACTCTGCAAGATTTACGTCAAATTCATTTTCTTCAGTTTCAGGTTCTGGTTCCAACGTTAATTCAATACCGCCAACACCAATTGAAACCGACTCCGGGTCTTCAATCTCAATTTCAATAGGTTCAACTTCCATGTCATCGGAAGGAAGCGCCATGTTTTCAACGTTGGTTGCCATGAATAATCCTTATAAATCAGTAAAAAGCCTTCTTTCTCCTGAACCAGCGCACCGGGTCTGGCTCATCGCTTTCAAGGCGTATAAACCCGCCCTGCCTAAATCTTAGTAACGCCTGAGTTGTGGAGTCTGTTAAATCGTCATGCTCGCCGTATGGAAAGGCAGCCATTTCTTCAATTAATTCTTGCGCCCATTTTTTTGGCGGGTGCCAAACTCTACCAGATGCAAACAAATCAGAAACTGCGTTTACCCGTACATTTTTATCATTACCTCTGACCGGTGTAAATTCCTGCACAGGAATACCCATTTGACGCAGTTCATAAATCAATGGCGCACCAGCCGCTTTTGCTTCGACAATAAATGCGTCAGGTTGCCATTCTTGCCACATCTCATGCGCTTTTTGTTTTAGTTCTGGAAACTCCAAACGTTCTTTGTATGCATCAAGAAGAATGATGTTTGCATCCTTTTGGTCTTCATCTTTGTAAAAGACGCCCCACGTCGTACATGCAGAAAAGTCAGACCGTTCGTTCTTAGTAAAAGCCGTATCCCAAGACTGTATGATGAAGTCGCAAGGCGGAGGATTGTTTCCTTCCCAAACCTTCCACCATTCGCGTTTAATGAGCGCGCCTTCTTCTCCAGACGGTTTTTGTTGATATTGCGCAGACCATTTGGATAGCGGTAGTTCCTGCCGCAGCGCTTCAAGTTCATCGAGTGACCAAAATTCA